TCTCCATTCATTCCTAGATTATGAAATAATCTATTTATTAATCTGGCTTGTAGTAGTCGAGGTAATCTGTCAGTAGCTGCCGATAAGTCCACGGAAACATAGTTTTCAGCATCGGGCGTAAATATCTTCAGTCCCGATCTGTGATCGAATGTACGATCGGCGGGTATTAATTGCAAGAATTGAAATTGGGTTTTATGAATAGCAGATAGGGCAGTCTGCGTTATCCAGTCAGCCACTACAATTATGCGCGATTTACCACCTGGCGCCGTGAAAGTGACAGTCCGTGAATGCACTTTTCCGATTAAATACTCTTTATCCCAGGCAACGTTGGCGATGAGTATATCTACTATGTTACTGAGTGCGGTTCCATTTTTAAAGCACCGGGCAAGGGCCATTACACTCTGAAGTAATGATTTATCATTGTACAGGGCCGCTGTATCAGCGAGGTAATTAACACTGGAGTGGCCGGAATTTGGTGACGACGCGTTCCCGGAGTATATGAAAAGTTCGTTGAATTTATTCAACTTATCGATGTTAAGGTATTTACGTATAAATGTATCTACCTTATCATCGGTAAAGTATTGGTCCACGATCTGTTCCAATGGCGTGGTGCCAGCATACCGGCCGATAATAGTTGATACATTAGCTTTTGATTTTACTTTGAACTGTCTGTAAATGCATATGCCGGTATGAAGCACGCTCAGTACCGTTCGCGCTTCATTCTCTGGCATACTCGGGATGCATAATAACAGTGTTGTGATGCTATCCGACGACTTTACTAGACTATCTCTGTATGATCCTAAGTTTAGTGAATCAAATTGTTCTCGGCCAGGTGCTACGCCATGGTACAGTTGTGATTCCAATACTTTGAACGCTTTGATAACGTCCGTTAGTACGAGTCTCGGCTGTTTTATTTTCTTGCCAGTGGCGAGATTGTGAGCTTCTAGCAGTTTAGTAATATCGGGCGTAAGGTTCAGGCCCTTGAATCTGCGTCTTAATTTCTTAGTGTTTGTTACGAATCTAGCATCCAGCATATAATATACCGCTGGATCTAGGTTGTGTAGCACTGTAGATAACAGAGAACGGTTTTCAGGCGTAAGCCCATAGACCCACTTTAGGTCTCGGATGGTAAGGAAGAATTCATATCTTCTATTTGTTTTGGTCATTGCCATTATTTAAACGTAAGGGGGCGGTTCATGCCCATCAATTCACCGACGCTTTGTGATAAAGACCGCAAGGCACCGAGTTATCTCGGCGCCCAGGGTTGCTAAATGCAACCGAAAGCGAAAACAGTTAAGAGCACTAGTGTAATACTCTGGTAGCTGGCCAACAAAGTTATTAGGCGCCTCTGCTATTACACGGACATGCTCGACCGGTAATTCCGATTAACGACGCAATCTAGTGGTGCCACTAACTTACTGCAGCCTCCGATAGCCAACCCCCTAGTATTCAGTTTCGCGCTCTGTATAGTCGTGTTGAGAGAAAATCACTCTTGACTTAATCTATCGGTACCTCACTAGAGGCTTGGGACACCGATAGCTGTATCCTTTAACCCGGCATTCGGGCTTAATGCTTGCACTGGACCATTGAATCGCGCAAGATATTGCAATAGCCGTACTTTAGCTTCCTCACTTTTAAGTAAGCAGTAGCCGTCTGCTTACACTCGGCAGTGATTGAGGAATTCCCTGAATATGTGGGTGTCTCGGACCGTAAGGTTCACTGACTTTCGAAGTCATTTAAACTTCTTCAAGCCGAGTATTGCTACTCTGCTTGGCTAGCAAGCTATACATTGCTAACGATGAAGTGTTCCTTACGTAGTGGTCATTTCCATATCAAGTTGTTTTTCGATTTCTGTTAAGTCTAAGTAATGGAGGAAGTCAGCAATAAGCCTTGCTTCTCTCTTTGATGTGGTAGGATTTCCATATCCTGGCAGGTAAATGATAGGTTTGGCGTTTAGTATACGCTCTCTCATAACATCGCTGTAGCTTTCGATTTCTTCGCCAGAGAATCTGAGCGCGCCGAAGTCATCGCCTAAGCTTGTGATCTTCTGAAGATCTTCTTCTCGTCTCATGGTACACTGAGACAAGAGTGATTCAACGAAGTCAATGAGTTTTCGTTTGTGGGGTGGTTCCAGTGATTCCATGCAGATTTCCTTTATAGTTTGGAAATGCGACTCTGACATGGCTAGCGTCGACCCTGACAGGGTAAGTAAGTCACGTAATACTCCGTAGTCTGTGATGGCTCGCTCTCTCCATAAAAAGTACGCAATGGCATGCAGTTCGGCCCTTTCTGTAATACCTAAGTAAGATGCTAATTTGATTGCATCTATATAATGATACGTTCCGAGGAAATTATAATAGACCTCCTTGTTAGAAAGCCTACCCTCGTAATACGCAAACATTACGCCTGTAGGTAGCGAATTAATTTTATGGCCGCATATAATATAGTTACGCGCGAACTCTATTGTATGTGGCGCTTGTGGAGAAACCAGTGTTTTCTGCTTATTTACAGTAACACCGATTTCTTCCATAAACTGAGTGTACTTGGAGTACTCCTCGAGAGAGTTTTTCATTAGCAGATCATCCCCAACTAGAGAGTAGTTATCAACGCTGCATCCGCAGATCTCCGATACAATGTAATGGTGCAGTATTGCCATAGACGACCAGCTACTGAATAGGCCCATACCTTGCCCGACTTCGTATCTCACTTCCGGTTGTATATGTTCCAGAAGCGAATCCTTAGTAATGTATGATCTATCCACTACGGATAACCAATGGCGGGCTATCTCATCTCCATTCATTCCTAGATTATGAAATAATCTATTTATTAATCTGGCTTGTAGTAGTCGAGGTAATCTGTCAGTAGCTGCCGATAAGTCCACGGAAACATAGTTTTCAGCATCGGGCGTAAAT